TTGAGGCTGGGATGGTTTGGGTCCCTGACAAGGTGTGGGCCGATGAGTTAATTGAGGAAGTTGCGGCGTTTCCTAATGGCGAGCATGATGACTTGGTTGATAGTATGACACAGGCTTTAATGCGTTATCGTCAGGGTAATTTTGTTCAGTTGCCAACAGATGATTGGCAAGACGAAGAAGTTTCTGCTAAGGTGCGTGTATATTATTGACGGAGGGCCTTATGGCTATTGGCGGATTGATGGACACCAACGTCCCAAGTCAGTTGGATGAAGATGATTTACGGGCTGAGATTGAGCTTGAGATACCGGATTCTGGGGCTGACCCGTTTTTGGTTTCGGCTGATTTAGGCGAGGGGGCCCCTGAGATTGAGATTGTCGCGGAGGGTGACGGCGGTGTTACGGTAGACTTTGATCCGTCTGACATGCGCGGGGACTCTGACGATTTCTACGCTAATTTGGCTGAAGAGATACCGGACCGTGAGTTGAGTGCTATCGCGTCTGATTTATTGAGTGCGTATGATTCCAACCGGGCGAGTCGTCAGGAGTGGGAAGACACTTACAAGAATGGTTTAGAGCTTCTTGGCTTTAATTACGAGGAGCGGACGATGCCGTTCCGCGGTGCGAGTGGTGTTACGCATCCTTTGTTAGCGGAGGCTGCTACGCAGTTTCAGGCTCAAGCGTTTAATGAGTTATTGCCTTCCAGCGGGCCTGTTCGGACGGTTGTTTTGGGCAAGGACACTCGTGAGAAGCAGGACCAAGCGAAGCGTGTCAAGCAGTTTATGAACTATTACATCACGAATGTCATGGAGGATTACACTCCTGACATGGACCAGATGTTGTTTTATTTACCGCTTGCTGGGAGTACGTTTAAGAAAGTTTACTATGACGAGGGTTTAGGCCGTGCGATTAGTAAATTTGTGCCTGCGGAGAACTTGGTTGTTCCTTATGACACTGCGGATTTGGACAGTTGTCCTAATATAACGCAGGTTGTTCGTATGGATTTGAACGATTTGCGCAAGAAGCAGATTGCGGGTATTTACTTAGACATTGATGTTATTCCATCTCAGGGTGAGGTTACTGGTGTTCGTAACGAGATTGACCGGATTGATGGTTTTGAGCCTAATCAGATTGATTACGACTGCACTTTGCTTGAGTGCCACGTTGATTTGGACTTGTCTGGGTACGAGGAGCTTGACGACGATGGTGAGACTACGGGGATTAAGGTTCCTTATATTGTCACTATTTCGCAAGATAACGGGCAAATTCTGTCTATTCGTCGTAATTATGCGGAGGATGACGAGCGTAAGCGTAAGATCAATTACTTTGTGCATTACAAGTTTTTGCCGGGGTTTGGTTTCTACGGCTTGGGTTTAATTCATACTATTGGTGGATTAGCGCGGTCCGCGACGAGTTCTTTGCGTCAATTGATTGATGCGGGTACGTTGTCGAACTTACCTGCGGGTTTCAAGGCCCGCGGCCTGCGGATCAGGGATGACGACGATCCTTTACAGCCGGGTGAATTTAGGGATGTTGACGCTCCGGGCGGCGCGATTCGTGACAGTTTGATGCCTTTGCCTTTCAAGGGTCCTGACCAGACGTTGTTTAATTTGTTGGGATTTGTTGTACAGGCTGGTCAGCGGTTTGCGACGATTACTGACATGAAGGTTGGCGACGGCAATCAGGACGCGGCTGTCGGCACTACGATAGCGATGTTGGAACAGGGTTCTCGTGTGATGAGCGCGGTTCACAAGCGTTTGCATTATGCGATGCGTTTAGAGTTCAAGATTTTGGCTCGTGTGATGTCGGAGAGTTTACCGCAGGAGTATCCTTATTCTGTTGCTGGCGACGATTCGTCGGTTATGGCGAAGGATTTTGATGACCGTGTAGACATTGTACCTGTTTCTAATCCGAACGTATTTAGTCAGGCGCAGCGGATTGCTTTGGCTCAGACTAAGTTGCAGTTAGCTGGTGCGGCTCCTGAGTTGCATAACATGCACGAGATTTACCGTGACATGTATGAGGCTTTAGGTGTTACGGATGTTGAGCGGATTATGCAGTCTTTACCGGACAGCGAGCCGCGGCCCACGGACCCTGCTCAGGAGAACATCAACGCGTTAGAGGCGATCCAGTTAAATGCGTTTACGGGTCAGGATCATCAGTCTCACATTATGGCTCACTTGGTTTTTGGCGCGAGTCCGATGGTTGCGCAGATGGCTCCTGTGGCGATTTCGTTGCAGAAGCACATTATGGAGCATGTGAAGGTTCAGGCTGAAGAACAGGCTATGGCTCAAATGCAGCAAGTTCCGGGTGGCGACGAGGGTCAGATGGAGATGCAGTATCAGGCTATGGTTGCTCAGTTGGTAGCGCAGGGTATGCAACAGGTCAAAGAGATGTCTGGACAATTAACTGGTCAGGGTCCTGATCCTTTGATACAACTCAAGGAGAAGGAGCTGGAGATCAAGTCTCAAGCGGAGCAATCGGATGCGCAGATCGATCAGGCGAAATTGCAGCTTGACGCTCAGAATCAGCAGATGCGGGCCGAGCAGTTCCAGCAGCGTCTGGCGAGCCAAGAGGCTCAGACGGACAAACGGATTGAGAGTGCTATGCAGCGTGAGTTGTTGAAACAGAGAGGACAGAATAATGGCTAAAGTAAAGGTAAACGGTTCAGCGCCGGGTCCCGCTCCAAAAGCGGTTCCTTACGCGGATATTAAGGGCCAAGGGCGTATTCCTTATGGCAAGACTGCGGATGTTAAGGTTCCTTCGTCTGTTACGGATTATTCTGGTGAGATGAAAATGCGTCGTGGCGTGGCTCGTGGAATGGGTGCGGCCAAGCGTGGCGGCGGTTATACTGAGTGCTAGGCTGTGGAAATTGCGGCACTTTGGAACGTCGGATTAACTGCGGCAGTAGGGTTTGTTGGTTGGTGGGCTAAGACTCAGCACGACGAAGTTAAACGTGTGCAAATTCTTTTGAACCGGACCCGCGAGGAGATGGCGAAGGAATATGTAACAAAAACAGATAGTTCGGCTGTAATGGGCCAGATTGTTGCTCGTTTTGATCGAATAGAGGAAAAAATAGACCGGTTGATGGAGCGGTGAAATGTGGTGTGTTCTTGTATTTGTCGGGTACGGACACACTTTCGTAAACAACTATGGCACGAAGTTCTATAAAATTTGCTACTACGACTGTGGCGCAACGGGCGGAAAGAACGGTCAATGGCACGATAGACGATACGTTGTCCACCCAGACGCTTACTGCCCCGCGAGGTACATGGACACATGATTGATCCTATCTCAGCCCTTTCAATTGCAGCCTCTGCTGTATCTAGCGCCAAGACCCTGCTGGCTGCTGGCCGGGATGCGTCAGGCGCATTGAGCAAGTTTGCTGGCGCGGTGTCGGACGTGAATTACGCCGCTGAGAAGGCACGGAATCCAAGCATATTTGCTTCACTTACCGGGTCTGCTGAACAGGCTGCGATAGATGCTTTCTCTGCGCAAAAGCGTATGCAGGCTATGAAGAAAGAGATTGAAACAATCATCATGTTTCAGCACGGCCCGAAAGGTTTGGAAGAATACAAGGATACGCTCCGTAAGATTAGGGCGCAGCGCAAGAAGACTGCGTACCGCAAAGCTGAAATAAAAGAAGCTCTGATAATGTGGGTTGTAGGTGGTATTATCGTGATGGCTGGCATTGCTGGGCTTGCAGCAGTTTTGTATTTCTTAGGTAAACAACAGGGAAAATGGTAATGGCACACACAATACTTGATGACTGGAAGGTTCTGCCGCGCTTGATGATGTTGGCAGTCACTGTTTTGACCTATCAGGCGGTGCATTGGTTCATGTCGCTACCTGATCCCAGCGTTGCTCAATCAGGGCTTGTAAGCGTCTGTATGGGCGCTCTCACAGGGTGCTTCGGCATCTGGATGGGTAAGGAGCAGGCGAAATGATTGGTCAAATCATAGGATCGCTTGGCGGTCTGGCTACCAGCTACATCGATGGCAAGACTGCGGTGAAGAAAGCTGAAGCCGAAACGAAAATGAAAATCGCTACCGGGGAAATATCTTGGGAGCAGGCTGCAATAGAGGCCAGTCGTGACAGCTGGAAGGATGAAGCCTGGACGCTATGCTTCATTGCAATCGTGCTGGGGAGCTTCATTCCTGGGTTACAGCCGTACATGGAGCAGGGCTTTAAGAACCTGGAGGCTGCACCATCGTGGTTTAGCTGGGCCATGTATGCCAGCATCGCCGCAAGCTTTGGAATACGGACAGTGAAAGGATTAAAGAAATGAGTTACAAGTTAGGTAAGCGCAGTCTCGAAAGGCTAATAGGCGTTGATGAACGTATGGCCGCTGTCGTTAAATACGCAATCAATGTGACTAAGCAAGATTTCTCTGTGATCTGTGGGCTGCGCACCATCGAGGAGCAGAGAGCGCTGGTTGCTAAGGGTGCAAGTCAGACAATGAAGTCAAAGCATATTGATGGATTGGCTGTTGATCTTATGGCTTACATTGATGGCGGCAGATGGGAACTCAATCTCTACGATGAAATTGCTGACGCTATGGCAGAGGGTGCGCGCGCTGTTGATGTGTCAATTCGTTGGGGTGCAGCATGGAGTGTGCCGAACATTGCTCAGTACAGTGAAGGCAACATGGAAGATGCAATGAATAGTTACATTGATTTGCGTAGATCGCA